GTTCCATTTAATTGACAGGTTCTAATGGTAATAACTGTTAGAGCAAAAGCAATTGATATAATCGCGATGAACTGATAACTAGTTAATTATATTAGCTACTATCAACAAGGATCTAAAAGAGATCACTTGTATAGGACCGAATCAGAAATAGAAATATTTCGAATAAATTCGTTCTTAGTGTTTATCGTAATAAGCCTTTCTAGAATACTGTGGGTTACGGATATCTTTTATAAAATCTAAGATTTTAAAAGGATTATCCAGAACTTCTTTATTCTGGTCAGGTTTAGGAAGATAAAAAGTAAGGGATGATTGGACATTTGTAAAATGTTCAATATCCTTTAGAATTTCTTCTAATGTCAATTTCGCAAACTCTCGAGAAAAAATGAAATCAGGATCTTTATACGCTTCTAAGTAAGCTTTCTTAATCTTCTGTGTAGAATAATATTCTACATCTAAGAAGGGAAAGAAAATGCTTAATCTTTTTACTATACGATGGATCTTAGAGTAATCGTCCCCGAAAGGAAGACCAGCTTTAAGAGCATCATGCATAGTTTCGTAGGTATTCGAAAGACTATTAATATAATGATCTTTTGAACCCACTAAAAAGATATCTGCGAAGTGTTGTGACCTGATAAACTTATCTTTACAAGTCTTAAACCGTCAATCATTATTCCAGTACCATCTCTCAGTTAGAGGTTTCTCTAACTCTAAAGGACGTTTATCATGCTCTAAAAGAGCAAAATATTCATCTAATAGAGGGAAAGATAAAACTCTTCCTAGGATGTTAAGTCTAATTACTTGTATATCGGTGTTGTCGAGTTTCTTAATAATATTATTAATACGCTCAAGCAATATCCGTTTGAAAGTAACTATACTTAAACCAGAATAATACTTTTCCTCCTTTGTTATTAAGGAAGTATCTAAAGTACCAGTTTGTAAAAAACCACGTACAATAGTAACTAACTTTTTAGGGTTCATTCAGGTGATATTTCGCCCGAAAAAACTCTTGTCAGATTTACTAGTCAATAAAGCTAATAAATTTGTCAAAGGAGTAAGACCGTTAAGAGTCAGTTGAGTAAGAAGGCCAACAAAAGGATAGATTAATTCTAGAGGAGAATCAGACTTTTGTCTGTTCCCTAGAACTAAGATCTTGAACTTGTCCTTTCCTCAATTGTTTCTTATTAAACGTGATGTGACACTTAATCTTTGAAAGAAAGAATTAGAAGTAATTAATTCTTTGAAAGATAAAGCTGAAACATCTACCCCGTTTATAGAGGTACGTTTAGCAAATTCAACAACTGGTTTTGATTCAGCAACTATTGATTTCTTAGTATTAATTTCTACTCCGAGTCATTTACATAACTCAAGATAGACCTTAGCTACTTCGGGCTCAAAAAGTACTAAATCATCACCTAAAACAGCATATTCCAAATATCAACCATGAGAGGATTTACCGGCTTGTCTAGCTGAAAATTGGACCATCATATGATGCACCAAATTCAACATAGCTCAAGAAGATAATGCTCCCATTGGTTGACCGACTGCATATCGAATAGATTGAGGTTCAATACCATAATCATTCTTAGAGATTACATAATCTCTGTTGATTAGGATATTACCCCAAATCTTACCAATCCCATACAAACTATCAAGAACTGATATTTGTGATGAGAGAGGTAAACGATCTGTAGCCGCACTCAAATCATAACCAAAGGAACGTCCATGTTTAAGAGATAAACTCTGAACATAAGCGAAACCCTTGTCTTGATTATGAGTGAAATCATTTGGAAGTTCCTTAAATAGTGAGAACAGCGATTCGTGAAGGGGACCTAACAATGATTGAGTTATTATATCAACCATTGCAAAGACTCTCAACTTACCAGCTGCCTCCTCTTTAAAGGACAACTTACCGATTGGTAGATCCTTCTTTGATGGAGGAACTTTGACTTTTAATGTCACGGTTTCAAAATCATCCGTAAGATGTTTTATGAAAAACTTCTTACGTAAAGGATCATCAATCTGTAATTTCGCCATCAAGAATTCAATATTTTTGAACAAAATATTGAAATTCTTAGAGGAAGTTACATTAATATATTCTAATATATCCTTAAAAACAGGTTTGTTTTTTAGGGCTATATAAGAGTCTATTAATCGACTATAACTTAAGGAACCAAGAGGGCTAGACTTCTGTATAGGTAAAACCTTATACGCAGTCAAGTCCCCTAAATCCATCTTACGAAAATTTTGTAACACCATTTTAGAATTAATTTCTAATCAAGTGTTAAATTCGCGTAAATGTGATTCGGATCCACCAAAATTATCTGTAATAGTACCTAATTTAGGACTAAAATTTACTTTTATAACTCTGTAAACAGAGAATAAAGATAAATAAAGTCTTATAATAGTATAACTATTATTTACAATCGAAGCTCTATCTGTTGTTTTAATAACAGAAGGAAGCCCAGATTTAGATAATCTAGGAAAGTTATAATCTGGTTCAATCTCTCTCAAACTTTTGAAAGGTTGACCAGCTAACTTTTTCTGAATTGCTAGTTGACATGCTTTCAGATATTTCACTGTATAAACATCACCGTGGTTCTTATTCATTTTAATAAGGAACACAGCGAAATTATGCAGCATTCTGAAACGGGCTATACTCTTAGTGCTTAAAGTAGAAAGGACGACTATACGTCATCCTACCTGCTTAAACACTAACTTCAGATATTTTGTATCTGAAAGTGAGATCATAGATCCTCGTTTGAAAGTATCAGAATATAATTTTAATCTAGAAACAGTGGATTTTAAGTTAATTGAAATTAATTTATTTTTCATTGTTTTTTATATTATTATTATATTAAACCCGAACTCCAGTCTTAAACGGACTTTACCTACTTCTCATAAGAGAAATAGCTATAGTACCCGTACATTATTCTTAAATAATGGACTGTTTTGGGGGGTGATGCTAATAAACGAGGTGCTCTATTCCGCTGTTCCCGTGAGGGGACGGCAGACCATAGGGTACCACCCGTGACACAATGATCGAAGATCAAAGCAATGTCACATAGTTATTCACAAACAAGCTTAGTGCCTCTTTCCAAGGAAAGATGTGCCCAAAAGACTGGTTCATAGGTTACAAACCTAGATTTCCAGGGGACTCTGTTATGAGTCC